AGAATCATCGTACAAGTTACAATCCTTTCAGTAGGGTTTGACCATCCACAACTGGATTGTATCATTACGGGGAGACCTACGGCTTCTTTGAGTTGGTGGTATCAATTTGTGGGTAGAGTAACCCGTATCCATCCTGAGAAGCAGAATGGGCTTATAATTGATTTCGTAGGGAGTGTACCAAAGTTCGGGAAAGTAGAAGATTTATATTTTGATTACGAAGTTCCTTTATGGAAATTATATGGTGAAGGTAAAAAGTTATTAACAGGTATTCCACTTCACGAAATTGGTTTACACAAACAAAACCAACCTAACCCACATGATATAGCTGCACAAGGGCCTGTGGTTAAGATGACATTTGGAAAATATAAAGATACTGAAATTCGTAAGATTCCAATTTGGTATCGTAAATGGATGTTGGAAAATATTAAATGGAATCCTTTCAACAAACACATTCAGCAGGAGCTACTCCGTCTTAAAGAAATCGGTATTTAGTTTAGATAATATTTATTAGTATGAGTAAAATAAAATACTACATACTACGATATTGGGTTTCTTTCTCTTTTTTAGTATTAGCATATTATTTTTACGAACCACAATCAACAATCATTCATTGCTCTCCAAACATATTAATTAGTGTTGGAGAATCAAAAACTCTTTTGGGATTTGGTGAAATGACTTGGATGTGGGTATTAATGGCAATCGCACACGGAGCAAATGCCTGTTATTGTGATATTAAATCATTGTTGAAAAAGAAATAATGATAATATCAACCACCATATCAAAGTTAATTAATCTTTTGTTATTGGTAGTTGGTTTTGTTTTCTTTTGGTTCTTTCCGCAACAATGGAGATATAGATATTATCAATGGATAGGATTACGAAGTGTGTGGGCTAAAAAAATATTATTTAAAAAATTAATAAAATAGATGTCATACGTTATTCATAAACAATTAATGCCTATTGATTCAAATGTAGGTGACCCTAATTGGGCAAAAAGACAAATTTGGGTTTTAAAATTAAATTCAAATGATTCAGTTGATGAATTTGAAAATTTAGAAGATGCCGAAGCTAAAAAAGATGAATTAACAAATTCAGACCCAACAGGCCGTATTTACAAAATATCTATAAAAAATGAAGATGGGAGCTTTTCAGACTTATAAACTGCTTCAAGTTCCTAGTTAAAGTCTTTATTTATACTGCTTCCTTGTTTCCTGGTTAAATAGTCTAGTGTCAATAACTATTGTCAAAAAATACCAAACGTAAACAAATGTGGAAAAATTTTTTATTTTTTCAAATAAAGTTTGTTTTGCTTGGAAAATTCAAGAAATATTCATATATTTGTATTTCACAAAATAATATAATGTTATGAAAGAAGAATCTGCGATAGAATACTGTGAGAGAGAATTTCCACAAATGATGGAAGAATTTAAGAAAATACAGGCTGAAATGTATGAAACCTTTTGTAAGAAACAAAGGAACTATGGGCCTGGTAATATATCGGTTGGTACTTCCCTTCAAACGAATGAAGATAAAAAACTATCTCTTACAGGTCTCTGGTTCAGAATTAATGACAAAGTACAAAGATTAAAACAATTAGTTGTATTAGGTCAGCCAGATGAAGTGGGTGAATCGGTGCAAGATACCTACCAAGACCTTTCCGTTTATGGAATTATTGCTCAATTAGTACAAAGAGGTAAGTGGGCTAAGTAGAGGAATTTTATAGGGATATATTTATCCTTATGGAATACCAAAATTTATTTCAATATCCAAATACATATCCTTCGTTAAACAACTATGGTAAATCATTAGATGGTGGTATAACTATTGTTGGTAAATATGAGAAAGATAATGCTCTTTCTTATCCAAAAATTGATTTAACGGATGTTGAAGTAATTGAAAATACCACATTTAGATTTATAATTGGAATTAAAGAAAGTGAAGTTTTAGATGATATAAGATACTTTACATCTGAAGATTTTTATAGTGATATAAGTGCTGCAATTGCGGAAAGTAATCCATATTTTATTAATAACGCATTAAATCCTAATTTATTTATTTATATTACTTTAGATAAGCAATTGAAGATTTTTAATGATTTGAAGTTATTGGAGATTGGTTCTGGCGTAAAAACAAATCAAAATTTATTTTTAGTATCAGATAATACCGTAGATTATATAACATTGGTTCAATATATAGATTGGGTTGTTGGTAAAGTAAATCCTTTGGATGATGATACAAGTGGGGTATTACCCGCAGAAAAAATAGCTGATTATGAAATAGGTGAATATAATTCAGAGACTGGGGAATTTAGGGGATTGGCTGAAAAAGCACAAGAACTTGCAAAAAGATTAGAAACATTGTATTTAGAGTTAGAAGATGTAGAAGAAGCTATCTCTGCTATGGAAGGTGATATACCTGCACCGCCAACAAAAAGAAAAACATCGGTATTAGAAATTGTTAGTTTAGGATTAGGCGCAGTTAGTGTATTAAAAGGAGTTAGTGCTGTTAAATCATTAGCGGCTGCAAATAAAGCAAGTAAGGCATTGAGGAAAAGTGCTGAAACAATAGCTACCGTACAAAAATCAGTCCCAAAGATAACCGAATTAAATCAGGCAGGAATGAAAGCTTTGCAGAGTAAGGTATCACAACCTGGATTTACAACTGCATTAGGTCAAAAACTTGGTACTGAAGTTGCAACAAAACAAATTGCAAAACAGGCGTTTAATTTCAAAAAAATAACAGCTGGTATAAAATCTGCAGCAAAAGCTACTACTAACTTTGTAGGTAATAAAACTAAACAAGTTTCTGGATTAATCAATAAAGCGGCTGGTACACAAATTGGTGCAGCTACAATCACAACTGCTATTGCAGCCAGTGGTGTGGTCGCAAGTAGTAAGGGAAATGTTCAAGCAAAAGGAGCAGTAGTAAAAAATGTACTAAAAGAAGTAAGAAAAACTGCAACCATAGAATTAGGAAAAGCGATAGTAAAAAAAGCTATTACAAAAGGAATTCTAAAAGGGGCCACGGCGAAGATATTAGGTGCGGCTACTGGTCCAATTGGCGCGGGTATTATGGCAGCAGTTGGTATTGTTAAATTCTTTGTTGGTAAAGCAAAACAAAAGAAAGAATTTAAGAAACAAAAAGAAGCATACGATAAATCTATGGCAGAATTTAATAGATTGGCCAAAAGAAAAGATGAAATTGAATTTGAAATTAATTCTATTTTAAAAAGTGGAAAACTTACTTTAGACGGAAAAGTTAAAGGAAGTGAATATTCTTCTACTGAAAAATATTTTAAAAATATAGGAAAAAATTTATCTCAACCGGCATTGGGTTAATATCTTTTTTATTTATATTTATAAGTAATAAAAAGATTGCCTATGGTTAATCCAAATGTTGCATGGCAGAAGTACCTTAATAGTTCCAATCCTACTATTAATAAGTACCTTAACGATTATGGAGATTCCCTTCTTCATCAAACATTTCAGCGATTAACATTAGCAATTAAATCTAAAAAATCTCACATCATTTTATTTCGTTTCAAAGAATCTGATATAGTTTCAAAAATATATCAAAAGGATTATATGTCCGCTTTAGAAATGCTTCTTAACCTTTGTATTAAATTAGAAAAATACGAAATGTGTAGAGATATACATAATCAAATAAAAATCTTCAAATTAAAAGCGGCCAGAGGGAAACCGAAAGCAAAAGTTATGAGAGTAAAAACTTAAAAATTAATTGGTATGGCTAAGAAAAAAGTTGCCGAAGAAGAAGTTGTAAAGGAAGTAGTTAAAGAGTATAAGTTATCTTATCCAAAAGTTATAAAGAAAATAAAATTTAAAACATATAATCAAAAAAGATTTTACAAAGCAATAGAACATCCCAACCACAATATTATAATGGGACATGCTTTAGCAGGAGCAGGGAAAACATACATATCAATTCAAAAAGGTTTAGAGTTATTATTACATCGTTTGTCACATATTGAAAAATTAATAATCATAAATCCAACCGTTGATGTTGGTAATGAAGATAAGTTAGGGCATTTGCCTGGTGATTTAATGGAGAAGATTGCAGTACATAATGAATCATCTCTTTTTATAATGCATAAAATTATTGGACCAGTTGAAACTAAAAAGTTAATAGACCAGGGTAAAATTGAGTTTAGAGTACTTAACTTTTTAAGAGGTATAAACTTTGAAAAGAGTTATGTGATATTAGATGAAGCACAAAATGCTTCACCACATCAATTGAAAACTTTAATTACGCGTATTTCAGATGATACTAAATTAATTATTGAAGGTGACCTTTCCCAATGTGATAAGTACCGAACTAATGGTTCACCTGCTTACACAAAAAGTGGATTCTTTGATGTGTGGAAAAGATTGGGTAAATTGAAAGGAGTTTATCAAATAGAATTTACAAGAGAAGATTGCATTCGTTCAGGTATTGTTAAAAGAGTGCTTGAAAGATATGAATTAGAAGAACAAATAATTTTAGGAGAAAATAACCCCTATGAATTAGATTTTAGTTTTAATCCGTTTCCTAATGAAGAAGAACAGGGAATCATTGAAAATGAGGAAGTTATAACTAATTGATTTTCAATGACTTATGAAAAGGGGGCGTAACTTGTTGATTTTCAATGAGTTATTTCCCCTTTTTTATTTGGTAATATCAGGTATTTTTCGTATCTTTACTATGTAAACAAATTGAGAGATTATGTCCCAAAAAAAGATTGTATGGATTGATATGGATGGTGTGCTTGTTGATTTCAATGGGCACGTTGAAGAAACTATATCAAAGAATGAATTTCTAAAAACAGCTTATAAAGGAAGGTATGACCATATACCTGGTATTTTTAGAAACCCAAAACCCGTTGAAGGAGCTATTGAAGCTATCAACAAATTAGTGGATAGTGGTAAGTACGAATTATATATCGCTACAGCGGCACCTTGGGGAAACCCGATGGCGGCTATGGATAAGAGATTTTGGATTGAAGAACACTTTGGTAGATTGTTCCATAAGAAAATGGCAATCACTCACCTTAAAGGGTTGTTAATTGGAGATTACTTAATTGATGATAGAACAGCAAATGGTGCTGGTGAATTCAAAGGTGAGCTATTACGATTCGGATGGTCTTACGAAACAAAAGAATTTAATGAATATCCAAATTGGAATTCTATACTTAAAAAACTTCTATAATGAAAAAACTTTTAACCCCTATCGTTTGTTTATTATTTATAGCCTGTGAAAAAACGGAAATAGTACAAACTAAAATTGAAAAAAATTACGAATTTACAATTGATTCAGTTTTAACACAAAATGGAAACCGTTCTTTATTAAAAGATTCCAATGGATTTTATCATTTAGATTTAGTAGTTAATAATAAACAACAATTCCATAGAATTACTGGTAAATTTTTAGTTGATGGTAAAGAACCATTACCAAATGCAAAAATAGGATGGGAAAGTAATATGTATTGGATATTGAAGCAAGGAGATACTGTTGCAACTATTACTGAAACTTACATAAATTATTTTACAGGTCAATTTACAATAGTTAATTTACCACCAATGATATCATCAAAAGATGAATTAATACCAACTATTAATAAAGTATCTTATAGTGGAAAAGGCGGTGAAATAAATACAATTATTGCACCTATAAAAGAAATGGCAGGTGATACTATGGTTGTAAAAGCATATAATTACGAATCAAATAAATTTGTTATTACAAAAATTGTATTAGAATGAGAAAGAAAGAAGTTAAGTTACCAATGACGCCGATTACCGAAGAAACCTTTATAAGACAAGGTTGGAAAAAAATAGAAGCTGGTGATGGTATTGGTGAAGATGGTAACGATGAAGCAGGACATTATTATTGGGCAATATCTATTCCCAAGTATAGAGATGATGAATTCGCTCCAGTTTTAATATCAAATTCAACCGATGAGCAATTATTAATGAAAGAAATTGGCTTAAAGCCTGGACAATTTTTTATAGAAATTGGTGATATGGATGGTTTGGGATTTTGTAGTAGTGAAGAAGAATTGGATATACTGTATTCAGCTCTTTGTGGTGAAGATATTGAAGAAAATTTGGAAAATCAAGAATAAAATAGTATATTTGTATTATGAAAAGTTACACAGAAAAACAATTAGAAGAAAATTACGAAAAGTTTCTAAACTTAGTTCGTAAAGCATGTAGTTCTAATCCTGAAAGATTGGAGAAACTATTAAAGATGTATTCAATGGATGAATTAGGTCCTAATTTGATTATATCTCCTGCGAGTGGTAATCTAAATTATCACAATGCATATGAAGGTGGGTATATTGACCACGTTATGAATGTTTGTAAAAACGCACTTCGTATGAAAAAACTTTACGAAGAAGCGGGTGGTACAGTTGATTTCACCGATGAGCAATTATTGTTTGCAGCACTTCATCACGATTTGGGTAAATTGGGTATTAAAGATGAATTACATTATGTACCAAACGATTCAAAGTGGCATATAGATAATAGAGGTGAATTGTATAAAAGAAATGAAAATATTCCTTTTATGACGATTACCGATAGAACATTCTTTACATTAAATCATTATGGAATTCAGTATAATGAAAATGAATACTTTGGTATCAAACTAACCGATGGTCTATATGATGAGGATAATGAGAAATACTTCAAAGTATATGATACTTCAAAATATCTTCGTTCTAAAATTCAATACATATTACATTGGGCAGACCATATGAGTACAATTATTGAAAGACAAAATGCATAATTTTTAGCTACGGCTATATTTATAAACCGATAGAGCTGGCCAGCATATCGGCGTATCATCCAAAAGGAGATACAACTTAACGCTTAAAAAAGGTAAAAAAATGAAAAATCAAATTCAAAAGGGTTTCCCTATGACCCCAGCATTCTTAAATAGGGATGAGTTTTTCGCTCCATTTGACACTCTTTTAGATAGAGTATTTGCAGACAGTTTTCCAGAATTTTCAAAAGAAGTAGGTGTTACACCATTCAGTCAAACTGCGTATCCAAAATGTGATATTGTAGATTTTACTGACAGAATTGAGATTATTGCGGAAATTCCTGGTCTAAGTAAAGACCAAATCACTATTGATGTAGAAGATAATATCATTACATTAAAAGGTGAAAAGAATTCTAAAATTGAAGAAAAAGAAGGTGGTACATATCTTCGTAGAGAAGTGAAACGTTCTTCATTCCATAGAACATTCACAGCTGATACAAAAATCTTCAATTTGGATAAACTAAAAGCTAAGTTTGAAGATGGTGTGTTAGAACTAACAGTACCAAAAAGAGAAAAGGAACAACCTAAAAAACGAACAATTTCAATAGGTTAATTCTATCAAAATACAGAAGGGGTGGGTATCAAAATCCACCCTTTTTCTTTTTAGTGAATATTTATATAGAAACAAATAATAGTTTTATGAAACCTGAATACAAAAATAGAGCTCAAGAGAACTTAGAAGCAATTGCAAAAAGAGCAAAAGTTATTTCTGAAATGTTAAATGGTGAAAGACCAGTTAATCAAGATGAAGCAAAAAGAGCAGCAAAAGAAATTGAAAGACTAGTTGAACTGACAACAAACATCGTAGATTTATCATAGTAAAATGAATTGGTTAAAAATATTAGTTGGATTATCAGCAATTCTTATTGCCGGTTGTGCAGCATATTTCTCCGTAACAGGATTGGGTGTACTATTTGCTGGAGCATCGGTTTCGGTAATGGTGATGGCTGGTTCTTTGGAGTTAGCTAAATTAGTTGCAGCAACATACCTAAAGCAAGAATGGGATTCTTTAAAAGGATTTAACAAATGGTATTTAACTATATCAGTTGGTACTTTAATGCTTATCACATCCGCTGGTATCTTTGGTTATCTTTCTAATGCTTTCCAACAACAAAATTTAGGATTACAAAAGATTGAAAGAGATATAGCAGTGTATCAAACTCAAATTACTAAAAATGATGGAGAGATTGCACGTTATACAACCCAATTAAATAACCAACAAAATATTCGTAATTCCCAAGAAGCAAATCTATCTAAACAAATTGATAAGGATAAATCAACTGCAAGAGTTTCACAAATGATTCGTAGTGCTGACAAAGAGATTACTTCTATATCCAAACGTATTGATGAATTAACAAAGCAAAATAACGTAGCATTGGATTCAATTAATGCAATTAAAAATGCTAATATAAATTTAGAAAGAGAAGTTGGGGGATTTCGTTTCGTAGCAGAAGCATTTGGAGTACCACTTAATTCAGTTGTAAAATTCTTTATATTCATTATAGTAATTGTATTTGACCCTTTAGCGGTTGCATTGATTATTGCATTTAATGGATTATTGATGAAACGAAAAGAAGAAGATGATTTATCAGATTGGGATACTACATTGGGGGATGGGTTAGATGATGATTATAAGGAATATGAAGTATATGGTGATAAGCAAAGACAAAAGGATGCTTTAACCAAAATGATGGAAAATGACCAAGAGTTGGGATTGTATGATGAACCATTTGATAATCCATTAATAAAGGAAAATGAAACTCCCATAATATTATCAGAAAATGATAAAAAAACATTTTTTGATAATATAGAAAATCCACCACCACCAAACGAAAAATTAATTGAAGCAGCTACTCAATATAATGAGGACATAAAAAAAAACGAAATTGATTCCAATACAACGAATGTGGAAGAAGGTGAAATAACCCTAACTGATGAAGAAAAAAAAGCATTAGAGCCTGAAATTACTGATGAGATACTAATGAATCTTCAAACGGATTATTCACCAAGACCTATTGATTTGGATGGCGATGGTACTATTGATGGAATAGATACGGATGGTGATGGTTTAATAAATAAAGTAACATTGGATAAAGCATATCAAACCTTCCCAATATCCAACGGATTTTTCAAGTAAATCATATTAATATTTGGTAAATTCAAATAATTTTTGTATATTTGTATAACAACAAATAATACCAAATGATGAATTTAGGATACGCTTGTATCAATATGACAATGGGTAAAAAAGTTACTACTAACCGAGCTATGGTTAAACGTACTTTCCAAACAAAAGGTTTAGATTATGTTTCTGAATTAGCATTAGCAAATGCAAAAGATATAATCAAAATATTAGAGTGGAATAGAATGAATGGAATTAAGTTTTTCCGTTTATCATCAGCCCTTATACCTTGGGGAGACCATATTGATATTACACAACTAAAAGATTACAAAGAGATTAAGAGTGAGTTAAAGAAAGCTGGTGATTTTGCCAAATTTCATAACATGCGTATTACTTCACATCCTGGTCCATTTGTTGTATTGACTTCACCAAAAGAAGAAGTAGTTACAAACGCTATAGCAGATTTAGAATTACATGCTAAAGTATTTGATATGATGGGATTATCCAAAACACCTTACAATAAAATTAATATTCATTGTAACGGAGTATATGGTGATAAGCAATCGGCAATGGATAGATTTTGTAAAAACTTCAAAAGATTATCTTCATCGGTTCGTAGTAGATTGACTGTTGAGAATGATGATAAGGCTACAATGTATTCGGTTTTAGACCTTATGTATATTCATCAAAAGATTGGTATTCCGATTGTATTTGATTATCATCACCACAAATTTTGTACAGGTGGATTAACCGAAGAAGAAGCAATGAAGTTAGCAGCTTCAACTTGGCCAGATGGTATTACTCCTATCGTTCATTACTCAGAACCAAAGGAAGGAAACAAACCACAAGCTCATGCTGATTATATAAAAGAAATTCCTGATACATATGGAGTTGATGTAGATATTATGGTTGAAGCAAAAGCAAAAGAGTTAGCAATATTACCTTTTATAAAATGATGAATTATATAGCAATATTAACCTTTCAAATAATGTTCAATATCTTTAAGGTATTGGAAATTAAATTTACTTATGAGAACCAACTAAATCGGTTACTTGTTAATTCAGTATGGATTAATTTAGTATCTCTTGCTTCAGTTTATTTTTCATTGGATAGTTTGTTAAAAGGTGATATGTGGGTACTACCATTTTATATTGGTGGTAGCGTATTAGGAAAATGGATAGCAATGACTCAAATGGATAATTTGGAATCTAAACTATTTGTATTCTTTAGAAGTAAAACCGAAAAACCTAATAAAAATGTCCGCACCAAAATTAATTGATGTTACTCCATTTGAACCTTTAATTATTAAAGCGCATTATGATGGGTTTGATTTTAAAAAATTAGAACCTGTATGTGAAGATTTAATAAAAACTACAAATATAAAAACACATTTGGAAGTTGGTAACGCTGCTAGTTCGGCACCAAATAAAAGTAAAGCACCACATATAATTTCGGAATTTAAAGATTTTTATAAATGGTTAAATGAAATAGCTCAACACATCATTTTAAATGAGTGGGGAATGTATAAAGGACATATGTACAAAGTTTCAAATTCTTGGGTAAACTTTCATGGTGAAGGTGGAGTTACTGAAAAGCATCATCACGGACCTACTATATTAACAACTGCAGCTTATTTAAATATGCCGGAGAATGGTGGATATATAGAATTCAGAGACCCACTAGAATATCATAAAGGGTTTTATATGAAACAATATGATGATGAAATTTATGGGTGGAAACAAATACCAACTACTACTGGTGATGTTTTATTTTTTCCTGGCTATCTAAGGCATAGAACTCAATCAAACAAAAATTCATCTGAAAAAAGATGGGTATTAACTTCAAATTATATGAATTATTAATTATGGCACAAGCAATCATAAAATATGATTTAAATGATGTAGATGATTCTATGGCACATAAGAGAGCCGTTAAATCATTGGATATGGCATTGGCATTATGGGATATAACTCATAACACTAAAAAGAGTTTAGAGTGGGGTATGGAAGGTAAAGAGATGGATAAGTACGAAGCATTGGATATGGTATATGAAAAGATATATGAGATATTAGATGAGCACAATATAAAATTAGATGATTTAATAATTTAGTATGAATAATTTAGATAAA